ACTCGCCGCCAGCCGGATGTATCGACAACCTCACCCCGCTCAAAGAACCGGCTGTCACCCTGCAAGCGGCGGATGATAACGTACCAATCCGTCTTCGGGGTAATAGATTCGAGAAGCGGGTCAACGGCCACTATGGGGCACTCCTTGACTCATTAGGCGGGGATGTAGGTGATGTAAGCGACTCCCTCGAAGGAGCCGATCGTTCCGGTGATCGAGCCAGTGACGTACTCCGACGAAGTAAGCGCCCGAGCAGCCTTGCCGTTCGTGCCACCATCGTCAATCGAAGAGATGACCCCTGCCGTAGCAGTTGACTTCCCATCAATCAGCGTGTCATCCGTGCCGGTGCCATCAGCGTCAACTCCCACATCAATCGTGGTCGTTGCGCCGCTCGCCGTCGTGATGTCGATTACCACGTTCTGCACGATGATGCGGCCACCCGTCGGGTTTCCCCAACTGAGTGCAGCAGCGTTGCCAGTGGCGGCAGTCATAGTCACCCGTGCAGTGCGGGGGACCGGAGCGCCCGACGTTGCGTTCTCATCCGAAACGATGAGATCACCTACAAGAAGCTGTCCTCGTGTTGCCTGATTTGGCATGATGGTTTAGCTCCTTAGCTATTAGGCGACGCAGTTGCTGAAGAAGTAGCCGAGGTCGCTAGCGATGACCTTGTAGTCCCAAGCCATCTGGGCCTCGACACGATCCGAACGAAGTTCGTTCATACGGAAGCGGGAGATGCCCACCGTGGAACCCTGCCCGTCCGACACGCCATCCCATGCGAACTGGTAACCCGCCGAAGGGGTCATCAGGCCGGGAGACGGAGCGACGTGATACAGAGCGGCGTTCTTACCGTGGATCGCACCGAACGAATCGGCAGCACCCTCAGCACCCGTGTTGCGAATGCCACGAGCCGTCAGGACTCGATCAACACCGAAGAGCGACGAAAGAGTCGCTTCCGTCGGCACGTTGGCCGAGGTGTACTTGATCCGGTCGATAACGTCCGGGTGGTTCCGAAGCTGACGCATGGCGTCGTAGGTGAGCACCAGCGTGTTCGGCAAGTAGCCCGTTGCGTTCAGCATCGTCGCCTTGCCGACTTCGATGTCTTCGATCGGGTCCGAACTCGTGTAGTTCGACCACTGCGTGAAGTCAACGCCACCAACTACGTCGGTGTCCCAAACTCCAGTGGTGAAGTAGGTGCTCGACCAGTCAATTTCTTGGCGCATGAGCATCCGCTGGGTGACGAACTGGGTCGCCTCTCGGTCGGGGTTGATCGGGTCATCAGCGTTAGCACGAGTCTGGTCGTCAACGTCCTTGTGCATGGCATAGACGTTGCAGCTATAGGTGCCCGTGGACAGCCCGTAGCCCGAACCGGCCGACGGAGTTGACGGGGCACGAAGCTGGGCTTCATCGCGGAACCAATCACCCTTCGTGTAGGTGAAGTAGAGGTCCGACTGCTTCTGAACTGAAATGGTCGGGAAGATGCGATTCGCAATGAACACATCGTTCGATTGCATGTAGGCGACGCTGATCTGCGAAAGAATCGCATCAACATGAACGTCGCTGGAAGTTGGCTGAGGCATTTTTCTTTACTCCTCGGGTCAGGCCGCTCGATGCGGATTGGCGCAGTTGACAAGGGCAGTCCCGATGACGCCAGCACCGCCAGTAGCGGTCTTCATCTGGCCCACAACGTACTCAGTGGTATCGGTTCCCGGCAGCTTGGCATCGGCCTGTCCGTCAGAGGAAGTGCCAATGAGATCGCCCTCGTTGAGAGCGGCATCGCTGCTGATCTTCGTTTCGCCCATCACAACGATGGTCGCTGCCTGACCAGTAGACGGCTTGTTCTGAAGAACTCCGCAGGGGACATCGGTAGCGGCGGCGCAAAGCGCAGCCTTACCGTTGGAATCAAGCTTCACGAAGTGGAACTGCTTGGCCGAAAGGTCAGCCGCCGCTTCCAACGTGGTCTTGAAAGGTTGTGCAGACTGTGTTGCCATGCTCAGTTACCTCGCAGGTATTCGGTGTAAAGGGAAGGGTCAAGCTCGACGGCCTTGCTGATCGCCTGAGCGTGAGTAAGGGAGGTGTCTTCCTCCCGCAGTCGAGCAGCCGCCTTCTCGATGGGATCGGTCGAGCTACCAGACTCAAACGAGGTGGACTTGCCAACCTCAGAGAAAAGGCCCGACTCGCTCACTGTTTCGTTAGCAGCAGACAACGCATCAATGATGACACCGAAAGCCTCTTCGTCCATGACCTCGGCAGCAGCCTTGAGGACCGGACCAAGGGTCGAAGCGTCAACCGAAAGAGCGCTGAACTCAGCCGCCTTAGCGATGAACTCCTGCTCGATGCGATAATCACGCTCAGCCTTGGCAATCTTTTCGGCGGCCTCAGCACGCTCTTCGGCAGCCTTTACGATCTCAACGATCTGCGGGTCAGCCGACTTGAGGATGTCGGTTTCCTCTTCGATGTACTCGGCCATCTTGGAAAGCTCATCCACCATTTCGGCGTTTGCTGACTCAAGAGCGTCGATGTACTCATAGACCTCAGAAGGAAGGTCGATGGCTTCGCCGTCATCCTTCTTCATTTTGTGACCGGGCTTGGAAACTTCTTCCTCGTCCTCGTCATCGTGGTCTTCCATTTTTTCGTAATGACCGGGCTTGGAAATTTCTTCCTCGTCCTCGTCCATCTTCTTATCTTTGTGACCCGGCACAGCACGCTCCTCTGAATCGGCGGACTTGAACAAAACCACTTTGCTCAACTGATTCGCGGGACGGTTGACGAGGCTTACCTCATCGAACTCCATGTCAGATAGACGGTTCCCAACGACAGTCACGAGGAGGAACATATTGGTGATAATTTCATCGACTCAAGAGTCAATGGAATTTTTTTTTGAGCTACTTCTTTTTCGTGTTCTCGTAGCGCTCAAGAAGCCGACGGCCTTTCGCCGCCAACTTCGCCGCATCCGAACGGTTCTTCGGTACTGGCTCACCCCAAGCGGCCGCCGACAAGGCCAGCCGAGTTGGCTCACCTTTATCGTTCGTCATCGGGCCTGAAGGGTTCGTAAAGAAACGAGTGAGAAAGCTGCCTTTGCGGCGCATCTTCTCCGGCGTGTCAGCAGCGCCTTTGACCCCCGGCTTGAGATTCGCCCCTTCTTTCTGCTTGAAATGGCGACGGCCAGCAGCGGTGAGTCCACCCTTCGGGTCTTTGATCGGCTGCTTCTTTTCTACGTTGATAGTGGGGCGAATAGTGGCGGGGATGACCGTAAACCCTTCGACCACCAACTCTCCGTCAGCCTTGACCACACATTCGCCGTGAACCACTCGTGGGGCACCCTGACCCGGCTCTGGGCTGGCTTTGACGTAATGACCACTGTAGTTACAAGGATCAATCATTTGCTCACCAGCTTGTTGTAAAGCACCTTTAGCATGTCGTCATCCAACTCACTACCTGAAACCAAGTAGCACTTGCCCGATGCCTTGTCGATGTAGATGCTCTCCCCAGCGCCAAGATCGTAGATGGCTAACTGGTTCGTCTCTTTGCCCATCTCCATTGCCTTCTCCCGGCTTTCCACGACTGTGGCTACGTCGAGATAAAAGAGGTCGCCGTCTCTCCATGCCCCCAAGAACTTTCCGGGTTGGCTAAGCTCATCCTTCCACTTCCGGGTGTAGTCGCGAATGATTTCAAGTCCACCGCCTTCAAGGAACTCGCTGGCGGGGAACTTTTCTTCGGCAGTAAACGCCTGCTCGGGGTCAGCCACTGCATAGCCCGTGAGTTTGTGCTCTTTCCCACGAAGGTCGAAAGTGATCCCCTCGTTCTCAGCAATGTAGTTGTAGATGCGCCGGTTTCTGGCCCAGTTGCCATGTGTGGACTGGTCGTGAGAACCGTGCTTGGACAAACCAAGCTTTTTCCGCTCAGCCTCTAGCGCCTTTATCTTCGCCTCCATTTGAGTGATGGACTCAGCCATCCTCTCCCGCTCTAGCGACTGAACTTGCTCATTGCCGGGGTAATCAGCCGACAAGTTGTTCATTCGGCGGCGAGTGATCTTGATCGTCTCTTCCCACCGTGAAATAGCTTCATCGGGGCGCATTCCCCAATCCCACACATGGGCAGGCATCTTCTGGCCGAGTCCAGCGTACATCGCCGCACGATGGTGGCCGTCAACGATCCACAGCTTGCCTAGACGATCACGAATCACATACGGGTCGTAGCCCTCACGGAACGGCTCACGGCCAGAAACAACCTTGTCCACATGACGGCTGCCGATCCACTCTTCAGTCGGATGTAGCTCGGCCGGGTCAAACATCTCTTTCGGCTTCTTGCGCCACAACTCGTCAGGAATCCGCTTCGCCGCAAGAACGTCAGGGTTCTCTTCGTTTCCGTCCGTCCACATCAGTCCATATTGAGAGATGTGGGCATCACGCTTTGCTGTCGGCCCTGAAACTTTTGGGGAACCACCGCCCCTCGCCCAATTCCCATGCGCTTTTTGATCGTGCTGAGCGTGCTTATCAACCATGCCTGACAAACCCGTCTTCTTCCGCTTCTTCTTCCGCTTGAAATTCCAATCGGTCGAAGGTACATGGACATCTGAACTCGTAGGCTGCTGCTTCTCAACTGTCTTGTAAGTCCCGCCCCGTCGCTTGTATTCCTGAACCAGCCAGCCGTTCGCATAAGCCGACGGATACACATCGAACTTGCGCTTCGCCTCAGCCTTGACCTTGGCGTACAGCTTCGGGTTCGACGGAATGTTCTTCGACTTCTTCACGCTCGTGGAGACATTGCCAAGGCCGGGGTTCGGAATCTCTTCCAACTCCATCGGTTCGCCCGAAACCATCCACCACGAAACCAACTTGTTCTTGTCGTCAACCCACCGGCCCTGCGTTCGATCCCAGCGTTCTTCCACTATCCGGCTCTTGCCTTTCGCAAGCCGGTAGTAAGCCCTCGGCTGGCCGATGGCGTCCATCTTGGCGAAGTAGCGGAAAGCAGCTTTGGCAAGTGGCTCATACCCCATGACACCGGTGAGTGTTGGCAACTCCAAGATGCCTTTAGGCCGGTTGACTTCCTCCCACATCCCGACCATTTGGTCCCACCATGCTTTGCGCTGAGCTTCCGTCACAGTTTCACGAGTCAAACCAATCTCGGAAAGTGCCTTCTCGTCTCCTCGATACAACTCGTAAAGCCTATGAGAAGGGTCTTTCATCTTCAGAGAAGAAGCAGTATGGAACTGAACTTCGATCAAGAAACCCTGAGGCGTCATGAAGTTGGCGTTCAAGCCATCGTAAGCATCGCCTAACTCCCAATAATTTTTGGAGTTCACCAGAACGAACCCCTGAGCAGCCATAGCTTCGTAAACATCGTTGACTCGCTGGGTGTACTGACGCTCGGTAAACCTGAACGTGTATCGCAAAACATCCTTCATGTTTTGCGCTGCCTCTTGCCTAGAAATGCCGTCCTCAATACTTGTCAAGTCAATTTTTCGTGCAAGTGAACTCGTTGTCTTCATCCGAAAGCCGATTCCCTCCAGCATCCCTCCGGTATCGACTGCGATAGTGTCCATCAATTTTGTGATCGCTGGCTCATGCTCTTCTTGAGAACGACGAAGCTGAGTTGCCAACATATTTGCTTCAGGCGAATACTGCC